CAAACAATTCCACAAGATATCGCTTCAAGCGTTATCCGTGGTGGAGTTGCACCACTAGGTGGACCTGCAGGATATGTGGCACCATTCGCATTCGGTATTCCGATTGTTGAAGTTCCACTTCTTCCAGAGACACAAGCTGGAGATTACTCAGGACAAACTGGTTCACACGGAGATATCCACTTGACATTCCCAAATAACGTAGTTATTGGTATCAAGCGTGATGTAACTGTTTACCGTTTCTTCTGGCCACGTAAGGACTCAATCGAGTACACAATGTACACACGTGTTGGCGTCCAAATCGAACAAGCTGACGCTTGGGTAGTCGTAAAGAACGTTAAGGTTGCTTCTTAATTAGAATTAACCCTAGAAAGGCCCCCAATTAATTTTGGGGGCTTTTCATTTTAATTTAACAATGCTATAATTAAAGGACCTAACAAAGGAGAATATATGTCATTTGAGACATTAAAAGTTGCAGAACTCAGAAAAATTGCAGAGGACTTTGCAGTTGATACTGATGGAATTAAGAATAAGGCAGACGTTATTGCCGCACTTGCCGAAGAGGGCGTAACATGGTCTGTATATCAAAAGACAATTAAGGATGTTGAAGAGGCGGCTGAAGAGTTTGCTGAAACAGAAGAAATTCTTCCTAGATTTGATCCAAAGTCAGAAAAGGCAGAGGACACAGTTCTAGTCAGAATGACAAGAGAGAATTACAGATACGATATAGTTGGATATACATTTACAAAAGAGCACCCTTTTGTTGCAATGACAGAAGAAGATGCTCAGAAAATTTTTGACAAGGAGGAAGGTTTCCGCATAGCAACCCCTAAAGAAGTTCAGGATTACTACGCTTAACCTTTATTAAATGGAGATATTAGTAGGTACAAACTCACCAGTAAAGCACAAGGTTTATTGGAAAGGCTCCCCAAAAGATGCTGATAGTCTTCCAACTGTCAAAGTATACGACATAACGGAAGACCCAGCAGTAACACCTGCTATTAATCCAGGCATACTTGTTACAACATTAACTCCAACAAAGTTAGAAACAGATATTGGTGTCTATGAAGTTTACCCTTCGCATTCACTAACAAATAGAAATAAACAACTTAAGCTTGTTTGGGAATATTCTGTTGAAGGAACAACTATTAAAAAAGAGCATAAACTTTTTGTAGTAACTCCATATGTTGATATTACACAGGCGGGAGATGTTTTAAAACTTGGCTCAGACCCATCTGATCCAAATTATAGATCTTATTTTGAAATTGCAGAAGCCGAGAGGTATGCAAGAAAAATAATTGAAAATTATACAGGCCAAGTATTTAGCCTTTATGATGACGTTCAGACAGTGTATGGGGCAGGAGCAGATGTTCTTCCGCTACCATTTAAGCTAGCAGATTTACATGAACTTTATCAGAATGACGTATTATTAGTTGATACAATTAATAACGTTAATAATTGGAACTACAGCACTATTGTTTCTGAAAGCGGTTTTGGAGTAAGAGTAAATCGTGCAAACATGATTGATAATACAGTCTATGTGGCAAACGGAATGGTTCCTCCATCTATAAATGACATGGGCAACGGGGCATTTGGAAAAGATAATGTATACCGTGTTGCAGGTAGATATGGCTGGGAACAAGTGCCAGATGAAGTTGAACTTGCAGCAATTGAACTTATGAAAGACTATTTCTCAAAAGACAAAGTCTGGAGAGACAAATATATGAAGAGTATATCAACATTTGACTGGAAGTTTGAATACAACTCTGAGACTTACAGAGGCACTGGTAACGTATATGTTGATCAAATATTACTGCCTTATGTAATTAATCAAATGGTAGTTATCTAATGTTTAACGTCATAGATTCAGTTTTAACTATGAAGATGGATGTGTATAAGCAAGTAGACTATCAAGATCCAAATACAGGCGCCCTTAAAAGAGAATGGCAGTACGACAGAAGCATGGCTTGCCATGCAAAAGGCGTGATATCTAATTCTGCTTCAACAAGAACTGGCGATAAGCAAGTGTTAAGTAATAGATATGTAAACGATCAGATTTTGCAAATTAGAACAACTGGCAAAGTTAGTCTTCGTGAAAAAATAACAAACATTCTTGATTCAAGCGGTACCGCTATTTGGGTAGAAGCTAATTTTCCAACAGATACTCCAACTGTTTTTGAAGTAATGGGATCGACACCAATGACAGATCCATTTGGCACAGTAGTAGGATACAATACCTCTGTAAAGAGATCGGAGAACCAGACAATTGGATACTAGTGCGGTATTAGTTCAAGCAGCTAGCGGATTGCACAAGAGCATGTCTGGGGCTAAGGGCACCGTTTTAAAGGATAGCACTGTTGCACAAATTTCTGCTGCAATTTATTATCAAGCTTCTGTTGTTTCAAAAGTAACAACTAACAAACAATTTCAATCAAAGTTCCAAACAATTCTATTTAACCAAATAGAAAAAGATTTTGGAAATTATGTAGATTCTCAAGCAAGAATCAATCCAAAAACTCTTCACCATGTCTATGAATGGAAAAAGGTAGGTGTTCCGTCTTCAAGACTTTTTAATTTAAAGATGTCTGGAGTAAGTGGACTTTCATTTAAAATTGTTTCTGAGTTCAAGCCATCTAAATCTATGGTGCCAACAAACTTTGGAAAGTCCAGACACGTATTTACAAATAAAGCCTCCGTTATGGAAGCAGGAAACCCAGTTGTTATACGACCAAGAAGTGCTGAACGTTTAGTATTTGACATAGACGGTTTTGTTGTTAGAATGCCAAAGGGGATGCCAGTTACGGTAAAGAGACCTGGAGGCGGAAAAGCAACGGGAAGATTTAAGATTGCTTATGCACAATTTTTTACTGGAAATCTAGTAAACCTTTCAATAAAAAATTCAAGGTTTCAGCAGATTTTTAATTCTTCTATGACAAAGGCTTTAAAGCTGCCTGGAGACATAAGAAAAGTTAAATATTCATTTTCTCCAAATACAGTAAATATGCAGGCAGAAACTGCCCTTGTAGCAGCATTTGGAGGTGCAGTATGACAGACTATAACTATGACGTGATGCTAGATCTTCGCAAGCACTTATGGAGCCAACTAAAATCAAATAGTTTATTTCAAGCATCAGATTACTACAGCGATAATCTAGGAGAAGAATTAATTCCTATTATTCCAGTACAACAGCAACCAGAAATGAATCAATTTTTGAGCGGGAAAAAACATATGGTCTACGATAAGGTAGGTATGTCTTACGAGGACAACTGGGTAATATGCTGCGAGCAAATTCTATTTACTATATACTCTACAGATATATCTGAGATTAATCAGATCAGAAATTTAATGACTGACTTATATAGAAGAATGGATGAGTCCGCAAGAGACACAAACCTGTATTCAGGTATATCCCAGAAGTTTAAGTTTTATAGCATATTTGTTGCAGACATCTCTCCTACAGCCCCTTCAGAGGAGCTAGCAGGCTTCCTGTCAGCCGATGTGATACTTGAAGTAAAATATGCAAGGCATGTAGATTCAAACGGCAGATTCCTATAGTTTGCCTTTTGGGGCATTATACACTAAAATTGGATATAGAGGGAAGGGCCTAGCCAGCCAAGATTTCAAAGTTTAACAATATATATATATTTTTAAAACAGGAGGTAAGACACTATGGCATTTAACTCAGCCAAAAATATTCTTGTGGGAGCTTCACCGCTTTACATCTCGAATTCAGATTCAACTGTAACAGGTTATGTTGAAAACCAAGAGCCAGGAGTTGCAAAGACTGCAACAGCTGGAAAGAAGGACGGTGTTCCAGCATTTAACTCTGCAACATCATACCGTACAACTCTTGACGCAGCACAAGCTGTAACAGATAACGCTTACCGTAACGTAGGTTATACAAACAATGGTCTTCAGATCACTTATAACCCAACTTACGATTCAGTAACTGTTGACCAGTTACTTGATACAGCAAAGCTTTTCAAGTCTGCGATGGAAGTTATGATCGCAACAGAAATGGCAGAAGGAACACTAGAGAACGTTCTAGTAGTTTTCGGACAAGGACAAGGAACTCTTACAAACGCAGGTAAGACACTTGGACTAGAAGCAGGTTCTCTTGGTATTGCACCAACAGAGCGCCAGCTAGTAGCAATTGGACAAGCTCCAACTGAGACTTCAGCCACAACAGAGCGTATTTACTATGCACGTCGTGTATTGTCTGTACAACAGTCACAATTCTCACTTGCACGTAATACACCAACATCATTCCCAGTAACATTCCGTTTGCTTCCAGACGCAGGTTACACAGGTTCAGAATACGGTAAGATTATTGACCGTACTTGGACACCAGCTTAATTAAAATTAAGTAGATAAAGCCCCCATTTATGGGGGCTTTATTGTTGTACTGGTAAATGCTTTATGTTATAATAATTAAGACAATCCTAGGAGGATACACATTGGCTACTACAATATATAGCACAGAAGAAATCAAGCTGCAAAATGGCACAACAGTTACGTTGAAGCCTTTATCAATTAAAGAGCTAAGAAAGTTTATGGCAGTTATTCAAAAGACTGCATCAGTCACCGATCAAGGTGAATCGCTAGACCTACTAATTGAGGCTTGTGGAGTTGCACTAGAAAAGCAAGCTCCAGATCTTGTAAAAGATAGAGACGCTTTAGAAGAAGCTCTTGACATTCCTACTATCAATCGCATACTCGAAGTATGTGGTGGAATTAAGATGGATGATGAGTCAGCAAATTTAACTCAGGCGGCGGTTCTAGCTGGGATGAACTAGATCTAGCTGCCTTAGAAGGAGAAGTTTTTCTTCTAGGACATTGGCGGAATTATGATGAGCTAGAAGCAAATCTTTCAATGCCAGAACTTATTCAAACTCTAAAGTCTATATCTAAAAAGGAAACAGAAAGCAGAAAGTTTACTGCAGGACTTAAAGGTATAAACTTAGAGGGCGAAGAAGAAAAAGAAAACGGTTCTACCTTTGAAGATGTTCGAAGAAGGGCTTTAGGAATAACAGCAAGTTCAGATGATGTAGTTTCACTACAAGGAGAATTTGCAGCAGAAGCAGGATTCGGAATCGGAGCAGGATTAGGATATGTTAAGGAGTAAATACTGATAAATGGCTGATGAAAACATAGTAACCAATATAGTTGCTAATGCAGATTTTTCAAATCTTATTGCAGATGTCAATAGGGTATCAGCCTCTTTATCTAAATTACAAGCACAAATAATTGCATCTGATGCAAAACTTGCAAATCAAGTTGCAGTTATGAACAGATCTTTTGCGGAAAACCTAAGAAGAACAGGTCAATTCTCTACGCACTTTGTAACACTAACATCTGATGTAGAGAAGTTTGGAAGAAATCTAGACACTGGAAAACTTAAACTCCGTGATTATTTTAGAACATTTCAGGACCACACAAGAACATCTGGCGGATTAATTAGAGATCTTGCTAAGCAGCAAGTTGCTTTACAAAATGCAATCATCCAGCCGTTGGGCAAAAATGCTCAAGGCTTAATGCAATACAATGTTCACATACCTCAAGGTCTAGATGCTGTAAAAAATAAGACTTCTCTTGCAAGACAAGAGCTTCAGATCATGAACAAGGTTATTCAAGATGGTGGAGTTCAATTAATTAACTGGGGTAAAAATACTCAGTGGGCAGGCCGCCAGCTAACAGTAGGACTTACAGTTCCTTTAGTTGCACTAGGCGCAGCAGCAGCAAAATCATTTAGAGAAGCAGATGCAGAGCTTACAAGACTTACAAAGGTATACGGAGGAGTTGCTGCAAGCTCTTCCGCAGATCTTGCAAAAATTAGAAACGAAGTATCTTCAACTGCAAGAGAATTAGCAAAAGCATACGGTACATCATTTAAAGAAACAATTCAGCTTGCAGCGGATGTAGCAGCAACTGGAAAAACTGGAAATGATCTTATTAACTCCGTAAAAGAAACAACAAGACTTGCAGTTCTTGGTGAAGTTGATAGACAAGATGCAATGAAAGCAACGCTTGCAATTCAAACCGCATTTAAACAAAACACAGAACAGTTATCTGAATCGATTAACTTTCTTAACTCGGTTGAAAACCAGACATCAACAAGCCTTGCAGATTTAATAGAAGCTATTCCAAAAGCAGGACCAGTAGTGCAGGGTCTTGGCGGAAGCGTAAAAGATTTAGCATTATACATGACGGCAATGAAAGAAGGCGGAATTAATGCATCAGAAGGCGCTAATGCTTTAAAGTCAGCACTTGCATCATTGATTAACCCAACAAAAGTTGCACAAGAACAATTTGCAGGTATGGGAATAAGTCTTAAAAATATTGTTAATGATAATGCTGGAGATTTAACTGGAATGATTCTTGAGCTACAGTCTGCTCTTGATGCTTTAAATCCACTTCAAAAGCAACAAGCAATAGAGCAACTATTTGGTAAATTTCAATTTGCAAGAATGAATGCTTTGTTTGAGAATTTAGGAAAACAAGGAAGCCAAACATTACAGGTAATGGATTTAATGAAGGCGAGCTCACAAGACTTAGCAAATGTAGCCAGCCGAGAATTAAGTCTTGTTACAGAGTCAGCTTCTGGTAAGTACAAGAGAGCCGTGGAGTCTTTAAAAGCAAGCCTTGCTGGCATTGGAGAAGAATTTCTTAAAGTACAAACATTTTTTATTAACGTTACAGATAGCGTGGTTAAATTTGTTAACAACCTACCTGGCCCAGTAAAAACAATTTTAACATTTGTTACAGGACTTACTGCGGTCATGGGACCAATTATTATGTTGACTGGTGTGCTTGCAAACTTCTTTGGATATATTATTAAGGGAGCCTCACACTTTAGAGCATTGTTTAAAGGTGGAGAAGGCTGGAAAATGCTTACTCCAGAAATTCTTGCAGCACAAAAAGCGGGATCTCTTGTAGAAGCTACATTCTATAGCGATGCAAAAGCAGCAACAGTTCTTAAAAATGCAATAGATGGTCTGATTGCTGAATTTACAATACTTGAACAAAAAGCAAAATCAGGAGCAATATCGGTAGCACCAGCATTTACTACAATGGCTGGAAATCTTGTTGCTGGCGGCGGAAGACAGGTAAATCCAAATCATCCACTATTAAGCCCAACAGATACACGCTCAATGTCACACATGAATCCTGTAGCTGGAATGACAGCAGAACAAAGAGCTGCTCAAACAATTTTTGGAGTTGTCCCAGGAGCCCCTAGAGTAAATCAAAAAATTAGCAACAATCCACAGATGTATATGTCTGGAGATCTCCCTGCGGTTGAAGGACTAACTTCCATAAAGGGAGTGTCAACTGGAGTTGTTGCAGAAGAAGCAGCAAAGTGGCATGCAATGACTGGTGCATTAGCAATGCAATCAGAAACAGAAATTAAAGCATTAAAGACAGAAGTTTCAAGAACTGGTTTAATTACTAGAGAACTTTCTGATTCTTATGAAGCACTACTTCCAACAATGACAAACTTAACTGCAAATGCTGCAAAACAATCTGCAGCAATTGTTGCAGAAATGCAAGCTGGTAAAATTCAGGTTGACCAAGCAAGAGCAAAAATTATGGCTCTTAATGCACAGGTTGAAAGCATGATAGCTGGCGCTGCAGTTGATATTGCAGGACAACAAGGAAGAAGTATTAATTTAACTTCCGTTCCACTGCTAAACCAACCAGTTGTAGACGGCGCTGGAAAATCAAATATGAAAGAGCTTTCTCGTCCAGGAAGAACAAGAGGTCTTCTTAATAGAATTGCTCAAGGTTTAGGTGTAAAAACATACGGTGCGCCATATAGCATAGCAACAACTATGCCAAAAAGAATGGCAACTGGCGGACCTGTTTATATGGCAGGCGGAGGCCCAAGTGGCACAGATACAGTTCCAGCATGGCTTACAGAGGGAGAATATGTATTAAGAAAATCCGCTGTAGATAAGCTTGGAGTACCACTATTAGACAAGCTAAATGATTTAGGAATTAGCTCATCAAGCAAAACAGTTGGCGCTCATGCAAGCATGCCAATGGAGTATAGAGCACATGAATTGCTTTCAGATTTTGGTCCACATCTTCCAAAAGGAACTGAATCTTTTGCAAAAGCTTTACCAGATCATAAGGTTGATGTTATAGATTCAAACAAGCTAGGACTTTATAGCGAAGAAAACCAAGCTCTTAGAATGGGCAAAAGAGGTCTTACAAAATCAGAGTTAATAAGAGCGCTTGCAGCTAGAAACTCAAAGCTGTTTAAATATCTTCCACCAATGGATAAGCAAACACAAATGTTATTTAAGAGAAGACTACTTGATGCTGCAAAGGGATTGCAGGATGGAAGAGTTTATCATGATGACACCCTTGCTCAGGTATACGACTGGGCAAGAAAAGATACAATGCGTTCTTTGCCAGCTGAATTAAGACCTGGATTTAGACAAGCTATGATTTTAGCAAATACTCCTTCAGGTTTTAGACCACATAGCTTTGATCAGTACACAGATGGCCAAAAACCTCCTACAATGAATGCAGCAGAAGCAAAGGCCGCTTCTGGGGATAAACCATTTATCTATACAAGCCCTACATCAGCTTCAGGTAAAAAAGGAAAAACAACAGCTGTTGTTACAGGATATGACGGGTCAAAACAATCAATAACAACTGGCGGAACAAAAATGTTTAAAAAATCCATAAGGGAAGAAGGAAGCAACTGGCTTGGAAGATTTATGCCAGTTGGAAGAAAGCGTGTTTCTACAGACTACAATAGCGCAATGCTTACTAAGAAGTGGAGAAGAGGCTACGCAACTGGCGGATATGTTGGTAAGGGTGGGCCACAAGGATATGCTAATGGAGGAATGGTTCTTGATGGTTATGCAGACGGCGGGCCAGTTAAAGGATATGCAGGCGGAGGATTAGTCGCAGGATTATTAGCTGCAATGGGAATTCCAATTCTTGGAAATATGCTGGGAAATAAAGTTGGCGGAACTCCAGGAGCTGCAATATCTAACGTATCAAATATACTTCCATTCCTACTGCCAATGGGTGCAATGAGTGGAATGACAAGAGGCATAACTAGCAAACTACCACAAGGTGCAACATCTACAGTTAAGCCATTAGCTCAGACATCAGGAAACCTTATGGCAATGGGCAAGGCTGGATCATCAGCTGGCGCAGTTATGTCAAAGCTCGGCCCAATATTTGGAAGAGTTCTTGCTTCTGTCACACCTCTAGGATTAGCTATAACTGGAGTTACAACTGCATTAACAGTTGGATATACTGCATGGAAAAAGCATCAAGAAAATTTAAAGCTAAATGCATTAGGTTTTGGCCTTACAGCAGAAGCGGCACAAAAAGCTGGACTTAAATACACAGACTATAATCAAAAAATTAAAGATAGCATTCAAAGATCAAAAGACTTAATGGAGGCAAACAAGCTTGCATACGAAAGTATGACACAGGCTGGTATTCCAATTAAGATGACTATTACTGAATATAAAAAATTAAAAGATGAAGTTAAGGGTGCATTCTCTGAGCAAATCAAATTAATTAATTCAACAAAGAAAGCTGAGTTAGGCGATGTTGCTGTAAGATTAAAAACACAACTAATGGCTGCTGGAATGTCTGCAGAGGATGCAACTAAGAAAATTTATGCAATGATGTCTCTTTCAAAAAATGCAGGAATGGCTGCAGCATCAACAGTTGGAAACCAAGATTTTAATGCTATAACAGATGCTAAAACGGCAGCAGGAGGCTCTCTTAAGTCATTTGATACAGCAGCAAGGCTAGGAGAAGCTCAAGCGCAAGCCGCTGCATTAAACACAGCACTAACTGCAATAGATGCTGGCGTAGACGAGATTGTTAGAAAAAGCGAAGAAGCCGCAAGAAAAGATAAAACCAATAAAACTGAAGCTATAAGTAAAATTCAAGCAGAAATTAAGATGATGGATTATTTAAATGCTAGCCAGTTTAGACAAACTAAGCTTACAAGAGATACCATTAATGAAATGGCAAAAGCAAATCCAGCAATTAAAGAGCTTGCAAGTACATCAGATACAGTTGTTAGTGTATGGCAAAAGCTTAGATTGCAGGCAATGGGTCTTGCTGGAGATCTTTCAAAATTAAATGCAGAGCAAACTGCAGCACTCTACAACATTGGTAATATTATAAGTGAAAAGGTTATTGCTGCTAATAAAGGCAAGGGTGGATTGCTTGAACAGGAATATAAAGATTTAGGTGCTCTTAAAAAACAAAGAGATGACCTTGCAAAGAAGGCCGCTGGACAAAGTGTACAGGCTCAAATAGATTCTAAGAAGAGACTAAAAGAGCTTCAAGATCAAATTGATAAAACAAATAAGCTTGCTGACGCAAGAATAAAAGCATTAAACGCCGCAAAAGAAGATGCAGATCTTAATCGTGAAATGGAATCTGCAAGACTTGAACTTCAATTTGCAGAGTCTACAGGGAATACAGCACAAGCAGCACAGGCTAGATTAAGATATGAAGGCGCTGTTAACAACATACAGAATCTTGGGCAAACTAGAGCAATTCAAGCTGCGGCAGATAAAGCAAATGCAGGACCACTTGCAGAAATTAAAAAAATACAAAGTGCTAATGAAAAGCTTGCAGATGCTGCAGCACTTGCAGGAACAGGCCTAGCTTCGCTTGATAAGAAGATTGCAGGACTAATTGGAACAATTGATGGTTTAAATAATGCTCAATCAGCATATCAATTAAACTTAGCTAAATGGAAAACAGAAAACCCTGGCATGACAGAAACAGATTTCTTAAAAACAGAATTAGGAAAGTACTTATCTGCAGGTTTGGTTGCTCCAACAAAAGCTGCAGGTGCAAATCTTCCAGCAGCAAACGGTGCGTATCCAGGAAAAGGTGGCTGGGTTCCAGCAACAACACCAGGTGCGTCTGCAGCTGCAATGTCAAGCAAGGCATTTACAACAGACACATTTATTGTTGGAGATAAAAACTTAGCAACAGTATTAGATAAAGCATTTAATGGAGGAGGCAAGCTTCCAGGAACACCAACAACAATTCCAAAAACCCCAGCAGCTGGACCATATGGAGGAGGAACTTATGTAAGTTTATCTCAATTGCAAAAGTCTGGTGCACAGAAAAAGTTTGCTGGACCACGTGACCGTACTGGCACATATGTCGGGTCTACATTTACAGATGAAAAAGGACAAAAGTGGAAGGTTACAGCAGATGCAGGTTATGCAGGATTTGCAGTAACTAAAGCTGGTAAGGGATTAATGAATGTTGATCCAAACAAGCCTGTAATTGTTGGTGACATGGGCCCAGAATTATTGTATAATAATATGGTTATTCCAAATCTTTCCAGTATTCCATTTGCAAGCCCAAGCTTTAATATTCCTGCAGGAGCAAAGGCATTAACTGAACTACTTCCAGGATCCTCGAGCAGCGAATCAACAATTGTCTATCAGACATTTAATCAGGCTCCAGGTGAAGATGCAGATGCATTTATTAGAAAAGTTACACAAGCAACTGTTCAAGCGATTGGAAAAGATGCTAAATTAATTAAATCACAGTCTGGCGAAAGTAGGTTAATCTAATGGCAGTCACGCTACCAGTTGGCTCAGTTCTTTACATAGACACTTCAACAAATGACACCCCAGTTTGGACAAAATTAACTGAGCATAATCGTGAACCAGTTAGCATTGATACAAATAGAATTGAGAAGCAACAAAGAATGGCAAATGGAACAATGCGTAAACAGTTTACTGCAGACAAAAAAACCATAAGCACTTCATGGACAATGCTTCCCTCTTACAGCACAATGACATTAGATAATGGATACGGAGCAGTAGATCTTAAATCATTTTATTCAAACAAAGGAACGGGATCATTTAAGATTAAAATATCATACAATGCAGTTTCCGCAAGAGATGAAATTGTTACAGTTGTTTTTACAAATTGTAGTCACACTCTTGTAAAGAGAAATGTTAGAGAAAAAACTTCTGATGCTCCACAAGAATTTTGGGATGTTAGTATTGGCCTGGAAGAGGTATAATGTTATCTGGATACACTACGGCACTTGATGCTATAAATAAATCAGTATCGTATACATCGGTACCAGGCTGCTGGATTGAGTATAATATGAATGAGCTAATTGATGGATGCTCTATTACAAGCTCAACAGACGTTACAACTTCTACGGGAGACTCGCTTCCATTTCAAAAGCTTTTCCCAGTAAAAACAATTATTGATCCACGCCGCCCTAAAACGGCGGGAATAAAATATTTTATTATGAATTCTCAAATTAATCAATACCCTACAATATATTCAACATCAACAAATCAATCATACAGACTATACTATCCAGGAGATAAAGTTCAATATAAATACTGGGTTAGCAAAAGAGCTTTAGGGAACTCCTTATCGGGATGTCTATTAACCGTATCTTATCCTGCAGCAAAAACTGCAGCATCAAATAAAATTGTAATTAAATTTGAAACATCACATAGCAAGCCAACTGCATGGACAGTAAAGATTAAAAACTTATCAGGCGTTGAATCAACAATATCTACAAATGCTGCTGTTCCAGATAATGGTGTAGTTAATTTGTACTACAGCGGGGCATCTTGGAGCACAACAAAGTTTGCAAGTCCATCAGAGCCAGTGGGAATTTCTGAAATTAAGGTTGAGGTTACATCAGTAAGTGTTGCTAATGAGTATATTGGGGTAATTGAAATAGCTGCCAAGTATGTAAAAGATGTATCAGACAGAGTGGTTACATTTGATGTTAGAAAACAGTCCTCTAATTCTTCTGATGGCATAACTCCAGTTGGAATGGTGACAGCAAACTCTCTATCATTAGATTTAAATTGCTATGATAGAACAGGTCTTGCGTATGATAAAACATTCTCATTTGATAAAAATAAAATTAATCTTTATAAAAATATCATAATTGAACCATTTATTAAAATTCAAAATTCAGACTCAATCCCCTATGGAGTTTTTTATGGAACAGAAGATTTTTCAATAACAGAGCATGGAGATGTAAGCATAACCGCTCTTGATGGTGCAGGCTATCTTCAAAAAATAATGGCTCCAGATATTTTGATGAGAGACTACTCTTCTCAAGCAATAATTAGAAGACTTCTTGATAGCGTAGGATTTACCAATTATAACTTTAACTCTACTGGAACAGACTCTTCAACAGTAACTCCATTATTTTATTATACAGATAGCACAAAAACAATGTGGCAGCACATACAAGACATATGCAATGACACACAAATGATTGCAGTCTTTGACGAATATGATGTTTTGCAATTTTATACAAGAGAGTATATCTTTTCAAACAAAGCGTCTTCTTTTAAATTTAGATACGAAAAAATAGGAGAGAATCTTCCAAACATTGTAAATCTTAAAAAAACAACAGTACCTTCAGCAAAAGCAATTAAAGTAAGATATACTCCACAGCTAACTTCTCAATATAACTTTTCTGCAGATCCAGTTTACGAGTCTGGAATAATTAAACTTGGTGCAGCCGCATTAGTTAAAGATCTAAGCGCATCGACTGGTGCAGGAGGATCAATATTTACTGAGCCAGTTTCAGTATATGAGTCAGCAGTGGACCATGTATTTTATCAAAAGTCAGGTTATCTTTTAGTAAACAAAGAAATTATTGAATATGATGCCATAAAGTATATATATCAACTAGTTGGACAGTCAAACACTGCAGAACAATGGATTACATCTGATGTTGATATTGCAAAATATCAAGGTCTTTCTCAGCCAGGAACATTTAAGCCAACAGGTGAGTTTAGAATTAAAACAAGAAATGCTTTTGGGCTTTTGTCCGCCCCAGCAAATCATGAAGTTAATCTTGCTGCCATAAAATCAAGATGGACCACATATGTTTATGATAAAGATGCAAAAACTTCAACATTAAATAACAGCCTAATATCGCTAGAGTCTTCTGATGCAAGCCAACTAAAAGCTCCAAGGTCAATGCTAACAGTCAATTCTTTAGTTACGGCAACTCCAACATCATCTTCTCCAACTAAATACACAATATCTAGTACAACAGCAAAAACATTAAGATCAGGCTACGACAACTTTGTTGTAAGCACAAGCATGTACTTTCCTCTAGCAAGAAACTCAGATGGAACAGTAAGCGGGAACCAGATATGTGTTGGAGGTATAGCATTTTGCCTTAATGAAGCACATACAACTGGGTACATTGTTCATGTTGAGCCACCCCAAAGTGCGGTTGCAAGAGATTTAAAAGAAAGATGTGTTAAGGTTATTAAAGTTGTAAATGGTGTTGCAACCGTATTGCAAGACACACAAACTGATGCAAATCAATTTCAAAGCATTCAGGGCGGGAAAATGTATAGCATTCAGGTAAAAGCAAATAAGTCTCTCTCTAGTACAAATGAGGCCTTTATGTCTATTAAATTAATGATAGATAATACAGAAATTATTGCTATTGATAAGTCTCCCCTCCCAATAACAAATAGAGCAGGCTTAGTTTCGGGATTAGGAACAGCTAGATATGACTATATGTACACGTCTCCAATATCAGATTCAGAATTTATAACTAAAGAATTGTACAACCCATATAAAAACTACCTAGGACAGAATTCATTTTTGGTAAAACAGTTTTCTAATTTTGTTATGTCTAAAGGCTCTGTAGTAGAAGACATAGGGTATATGGAAGAATTTGGTCCAGTGGCAAGAGAAATAATAAAGATATCTTCAAGAATAACATCTGGGGATAACACTCCAGCCATACCAAGATATCCAGTAATTACTTTAAATCCGTATGCCACTATAGTAGGGTCAAACATAGACTCGTTCAGCATGGAAGCATTTGTAATGAACAACTCAGGCACATATACAATGTTAAGCGACGGGGAAACAAAGTTTTTTAAAGTTATTGGAGACAGCATTGTTAAATCAGACCCATATGAATATTTAGATCCTACCTTAACAGCAATAGACAAAGAAGAGCAATTTGCATTTGATTCAAATTGGATACAAAAAGAATCAGAGGCAAAAGCCCTATCAGACTGGATGAAAACTCAGTGGTCAAAACAGCAGAGTATCTTGGAAATGGAAATAGTTCCAAATCCACTTATTCAAATAGGAGATGTGGTTGAAGTATCATACCCAATTGCAAGTCTATATTCTTCAGAAGATACCTCAATCCCAGCGGGATTCACGGCTGGCAAATACGTAGTATTAGACATCAATCATGACTGGGTAAATGGCCCATCAACAAAGCTTTTGTGTAGGTCGATTTATGTCAATTGAAATGGTAGAATGTTAACATGGCAAAAAATAACCCTAAGTTAAAATTATTTGAAGATGATCCTCTTGTAAAGGTTCTTAAAAAAGAGCATGTGGACATCATTAATCCATTTACATATGATTTTGACGATACACCAGGCGGCAGCCTTCCAAACAGCAAGTTTACATTTTCACCAATAATAGGTGAAGATGATGAAGATGATGATAAAGAAAAAACAAAATTAGCGGCGCCAAACCTAGAAGATATAACTTTAGTAAAGTCAGAAATATATTATGATCAAAAGGGTGTACCGCAAGCAAGATTTATTTTTAATGTTAAAAACCATGTCGGCGATGGAGTAATTGGTGTTTATGGAAAAGGAGGATAAAATGCATATAACAGGAGAATACGTCTTTTATGAGAACGGCAAAGAGATATGCCGAAACTCCAACCTTTTAACTAAATTTGGTAAAAGATTTTTAACATCGTATCTAGCTGGAGCTGTGTCATTTAATAATAAAGACATAGCCATAGGAATTGGCAACGCTACAGCAACTGTAAACGATACTCAATTATCTTTTGAGTTCTATAGATCTGCAGTTAATTTAGGAAGCATTGATATTCAAACTAATGCTCAAACAGGAGTTTCAACATATGCAGTTGTTTATAAAACAACTATTCCAACAGACATAGTCGGAACAATTAATGAAGTTGGTTTATTTCCAACTGAAACTGAAGGCAACTCAGATTTTAGCAGTAGATTTATTTCTACTTTTGAAAACAATCTAAGTTGGCTAGACGACGCTGGTGCTCCAGCAACAACTGTATCTTCACCTTCTCCAAGAATAGGTAATACTTGGTTTAGCTTATCAGCAAACGCTAATAACAGCAAACAATATAATTTGTCTACAAACTTTAATCTATTAGGATATAGTCAAAATGATAGCTTAACTCTTGCATTTAAACAGCAAGACACTAACTTAGATTACGTATATGTTAGATTCTATAGTTCTTCTTCTGATTACTATGAAATAAGATACTCAGGAGACTCTTCTCTTTTAAATAAAATTATTCCTCTTCAGCTAAGCAGCCTTTATTCTTCTGGATTTAATTTAGGTACTCCAGACAAAGAGTCAATAATTAAAATATCAGTAGGCGCAAAAGCAAAATCAAGCGGAGGCACAACAGTGCTGCTTGATGGGTTAAGAATAAATGATGAAGATAGTTTTAATACATACTCTTCTATTATCAGCAGATCCGTACTAACAAATCCTATTGTTAAATCTTACGGAAGAGAGATTGATGTAGAATATAGAATAGGTCTTTCCTTCTAATGAGAGACCCAGGTTTAGATGGAGTAGATAGATCAAATTCTGCTGATTTACAAAAAGATGCCTCAGGAATTGCTACTGCTAATGCACTTTCATCTAAAGACTCATATACTATAACAATAGAAAAACTTCCAGTAAAGCTTGCAGGTAAATATAATTTTGTTTTTCAGTATTATTATGTAAATCCAGATGAAACACAATCAACTCCAGTCCTTGGACCACCGTCTGCTACATATACAATAGAGCTAGAAATTCCGTGTATCGCTACAGCACCTACTAATGTTACAACCGCAGGTGGATTTTATTCTTATCAAGTTAAATGGGACATGCCAACATTTGCAAGTTATGCAGATACAATTGTTTATGAAAGCAATACAAATTCTTTTTCACCATCATCAAAAGTTGTTTACGTTGGAACATCTAACCAATGCAATATATTAACATCAGATCTGCTTCCTAAGTACGTTTATGTAGTGCACAGAGACATGTTTAGACAAAGTTGTATTGCAGGATTTGTTGCAGGACCAATTGTTATTAAAGATCCCATTACTGTAGATGCTAATCCACCAACAAATGATTTTACAGTAGGGACAGCAACTGTTCAAGATGATCCAGACGGATTGTTTACTTTTAATAAAAAGGTTTTATTTAACTGGACAGCTAACACAGACGAGTCAACCTACGGATATCAGATAAGATTTAGAAGAGTAGGTACAACTGATTATACCTACATGTCAGTTCCTGGACGTACAACAACGTCTACTTATTTATATGGAGTAAAGGCGGGGCAGACATATGAAATTGGTGTAAGCACATACGATCAATTTGGCAATACAAACGTTTCAGACTGGAAGAGCTATCCAAATATTGTAATACCAGCAAGCACATCGTTGGCAGCAGATGTTGCAATCACGGCGGGTGACATGAAAATGGGTTACGGTATTGGCGGAGATAATGCTAATAAAGGGCTTTACTTAGGTCCAGAAAATTACTGGTACATTCAGGGCAATACTACTGCTTCATCGGCAGCAAGACTTTCTGTTGGCGGAACAAATGACAAGTTGTTATGGGACGGAACAAATTTGTCAGTAACAGGTAACCTAACAGCAAGAGCTGGATCTTTTACTGGAAACATATTGCTAGCTTCAACTAACGCATCTATATATAATGGAACAATCAACTCAGCTGGCAACCTAACTGGAAATGGATTTGCTTTAAATGCAACGGGCTTAAAGGTTGCAAATGGAACTAACTCAATAACACTAGATGCTGCAAATGGTCAGATAACTGCAAATGCTGGAAATATTGCAGGGTGGCAATTAACAACAAACGGATTTAGCAATAATAATGCAAGACTAAATAGTTTAACGGGCTCACTTGAATTGGGTGGAGCAAACACAGATGACATTGTTCGTCTTGATGCAAATGATGCAAATTTTAGAATGTGGATCGGAAAAAATTCATCCGCAACAGCACCATTTAAAGTTAGCAAATCTGGAGTTCTCACAGCTTCTGGGGCCATGATAACTGGTAACTCTTCCTTTGCTGGAACTTTAACTGTTGGCACACAGCTTTCAGATGGAACAACAATTGATACTGTTAAGCAAAATGCATTGCAGGGAATAACCGATGCTGGCGCCGCAGCTGGACAAGCGGCACAAGCAAAAGCCAGAGGTGACGAAGCTTATAATAAAGCCATAGAGGCTGGGCAAACTGCAACAGCTGCTTCAGAAGCTGCGACTGCAGCAGCAAATGCTGCTGCATTAAAAATGGCAGCGGCAGATATTAATACGGTTTTAGATTTAAACACGACAGTAATAAATGGAAGCAGAATAACAACTGGAACAATTGATGTTGCTAGATTAAATATTACTGGTGGTACAGCAGGATTTAATGGATTTGTTGTAGATGGAAATGGTATTCGGGCAACAAGCGGAGGAAGCCAAACATTAAATATTTCTTCAAATGGAACTATTTCTTTAGGAGATACTACAAATGGATGGACAGTAGACAATCAATACATAACATCTAGAAGCTACTACACAACAGGATATACACCAGTAAAATTAGATGGATGGAATGGAACAATTGAAGGTGGAAGAATTACTGCTTCAAAGTTTGAAGCCAACACTATTACTGGTGGAACTATAACTGGAACTAAAATTCAGACAAGTACTTCTGGCAACAGAGTTGAATTAGTGGACGCAACAACAGATTCTTTAAGAGTTGTTTATGGTGGTACTGTTAGAGGACAGCTTTTAGCCGCAGCATCTTCAGGAATATTAATGCACTGGGGCGCAACAGCTAACGCAAATGCTACAACATATGGCCTTATTTTACTTAATCAAAACGCTGCAACTATTGCGGCCGATAGCAATAACTATTTAACTGTTACAACTACAAACACCACTCTGTCTGGAGCAATGGATTTTGTAAACGGAACAAGTACTTTTAGCTCTGGTTACAATACATTTTTTCAAAAAACCACAACGGGAGCGGCTACCCCGTCCACAACCACATCTGGAGCAAATGCGTGGCTAAACTCAAGTACAGGACAATTAGCAAGATCTACATCTTCAAGAAGATATAAAACAAATATTCAAGATATAGAGTTTACAGACACTCAGCTTATGTTGTTAAGGCCAGTTAAGTTTCAGGGTATAGCTGATATGGAGTCTGGCGATGAAGCATATCGTGTAGGGTTAATTGCAGAAGAGGTAGCAGCAATTGAAGGCCTTGAAGATATAGTTGAATATAATAATGATGGGACCCCAGAAAACATTAATTATAATAGTCTTTCTCCAATACTAATAAGTGTATTAAAAAGAATATTAAATAGGCTTGACGCCGCTGGAATTTAATGGTATATTTAATCTCTAAAGAAAAGGAATTTTATGTCAAATAAAATAGAACTAGTGGTAGGAGCACTACAGCAAAGAATTGGCGAACTTGTCTCAAACTATGAGACTAATATAGCAGTTCTTCGTGCAGAAATAACACAGCTTGCTGAAGAGATTGAAGTTTTAAAATCAAAGAAAGAACCTGAAAAGGAAACTAAGGAGTAGCAATGGCATTCAACAATCTAACACCAATATCAATCGGAGACGGGGATCCAGTAACAGCTGATGTCCTTAGAAAGATTGTTGAAAATATTAATATTATTGCTAAAGGGGAAACTGTAACCCCTGTAAAAATTGAAAGCACAACAATTAATGGCGGATCTATTACAGCTAAAGGTTTGGACACAACCGTTGGCTCAATTGTAACTAATAAACCTCTTAGTACATCAATGAAGTCTTTTCCTGTATCATTTGGAGATTTAACATTTACAGAAACTCCAATGATTAATGTCACAATTGAGTATGCTTCAGCAGCAGATTCAGCTTTGTACACCCCAATGATTATTACTGCAACTAATAAAGGATTTAAAATACTTTGCAAGGCTCCAAGTGGAACTAAGCCAATTAATAATGCCAAGATTCATTGGACAGCTTCTGGAACACTAGATCCAAAAGCTTAACCTATTGACAATCTAAACCTATATGTTACAATTACTGTAACATCAAAGTCACGTACCCGTGACTTTTTTACATATTAAGGTAGAAAATGAGCAACGATTTAAAGTGGATGCTATCATCCGATCAGCAATTCCCGTATCAAGATGATAAGATGATTGCCTTATGGTTTAAGGTCATGAAATGGTTTAAGCCAGATGTAGTTGATTACTTGGGAGATACTGATGACCAAGCATGTTATAGCAAATACAATGAAGGATTGTCTTCAGAATTTCTTGCCTTGCATAAGACAGATAGCAAAGATCTTATTGTTCCAATGATGCGTCATGAAGCAAAGGGTGCAAGAGATTTTTATGCAAAGACCAGAGAGATGTTGCCAGACGCTCAGCTTTTTTCTGCTTTAGGAAACCACGACATCAGAATTTTTAATTACATGGACGCTAAGCTTCCAGATTATTTAAAAGAGGTAACGCCAGAGACTCTTTGGAACCTAGACTCATTAGGCTATGAGTATATCTACTATGACTCTTTACCAAAACGTCGCTTTGGCGATGTGCACGTACACCATGGAATTTCTATATCAGCAACTGGATCAGTCAGAAAAGATATGGAAGACCTACAAGTATCTTTAATTAGAGGACACTCACACAGAATTGCTTCACATATGGTAACATATGAATTAAGAAACAATGGCGAAGGAGAAACCCTTCGTGGATATGAGATTGGTCACATGTGTGATGAAAAGGGGCCAGGTATGAAGTACACCCAACACCACGACTGGCAAAAAGGTTTTGCTATTGCACATATCGTAAATGATTATCCTCACATTCAAATGATTCATGTGTCCCCAGACTACTCTTGCGTTGTGGACGGAAAGGTATTTACTTTATAATGTGGTGCGGAAAATGTGGAGGAAGAGTTTTTGTAGATAGAGTTTTTTCTCAAAAGCTACATATAGAACTATTCTGTATTATGTGTGGTAAAAGAAATATGGTCAATAAAGAAATGAGTGCTTTTGGAAAATGGTTAGACGCAAAAGAAACGGCAACCTTAAAGAACTACGGTATTTCTTCTTAAACGATAAGGTACATAAAGTTTTAAGGGCATCCAGATCAAAGGATGAACTTGTTGCTTGGTGCTATCCAGATCATAAAAGAGTATTATATTCTTATTCTCAAGTATATAAACATTTAAATAAAGCCTATACAGTAAAACAAGTAGGATTACTTTTAAATAAACATAGTGTAACTATTCATGACTATATACTTGAAGGTAAAATTAAAACTCCTGCAAAAATATATCCAATTAGTGATCCAACAAATGAAAACTGGTCTAAATATTTATTTAGCGAAACGGACATTTTGGACACGCATCAATTTATATTAGAGGTGGGTCATTCAAACAACATGCCGTCTCGTGCTGAATTATTAGGTCTTCTCAAACACAACATTATATTGTATACTAAGAGCTCAGAGGGTAAGTTTATCCCAGTATGGAAGGCGGAGTAATGGCAAGTAGCAGAATTGTAATTTGTCCAGATTGTAATAAAGAGCTTGAAGTTCGATCTGATTTTGCACACCTAACATTATCTAACCATATTAAGAAGGAGCACAGATGACAACGAGAGTTAAAGTAGACCTTTCCTTTACAAGGAACCTTGGAAACTATGAAAGCATTAAAATTGGCGTAGGGGTTGAAGATGATCTTCGTGACGGAGAAAATGTAGATACTGCTACAGAAAGAGTATATAAGTTTGTTGAAGATAAGCTTATTGAAAAGACTCGTGAGGTAGAAGAAGAGTTAAAGCGTGGCAAATGAAAAACAGCCTTATATTCTTATAAGCCTATATCTGTCTTTGTATAAAGAAAGATACAATAAGGTTTTAACTATTAATAAATTTCGTGAGAAGTGGGCTATGCAAGATGTCATTGATAGTGTAGGATATGATCGTGCAGTTGAACTGCTAAAGTATTATTTTAAGACAGCAAAGTCGGGGCACCCACTTAACTTCTTCTATAACAACTTTGACAGGATTGATCAATTAGAAAAAGATATTAAGAAGGATAAGGCAGTCCGCAGTGTCCTTTTAGGAGAAACTAAGAAGATGGTAGAAGGCGAAGAATGAATACAGAAGCAACTTTAATTTCTGCCGTATGTAAGAATAAAGATATTAGCACACTGCTTGCAGACAATGTTGACGACCTATTTACTTCCCATAGAGATATCTGGGAAAGCTTAAAGTCGTACTACTATAAGTTTAAAGCCGTGCCAGAGGCTGGCGTTCTTATGGAACGACATAAAGACTTTGAGCCAGTTGAAGCAAAGGCAGAGACTGGATACTACCTAGACATATTAAAGAACGAGTTTATTTCAAACAAACTCAAGACAATCATTTTACGTGGAGGATCTGCTCTTAAAGAAGATGCAGCATCTAGAGTTCTTGCACAAATGCAAAGCGACCTTGCTGGACTAAGTCGATATACAAATAATGTAAGAGACTTGGACATTATTGATGTTGAAAATGCAGCACGACATTATCAAGCAGTTAAAGAGCGCTCATCTGTAATGGGTGGAGCACCAGGAATCCTAACTGGATTTGATGCTATTGATAAAGCATATCCAACAGGAATGGCACCAGGACATTTAATTGTTGCCATTGGTTGGCCAGGAAAAGGAAAGACGTGGTTTACTTCATACCTTGCTTGCAAGGCTTGGGAGCAAGGCTTTAAGCCAATGATTGTTTCTCTTGAAATGTCTCCAGAGAATATGCGTGATCGTATCTTTACAATGCTTGGGTCTGGTATATTCCGTGCAAGCGATTTGTCAAAGGGTGACATTAACATTGATGACTTCCGTAACTGGGGAAACAAAAAGTTTGAGGGCAAGAATAGTTTTGTTTTGATCTCAAATGAGGGTGCATCAGAAGTTACTCCTGCAACTATTCAGGGCAAGATAGATCAGCACAAGCCAGACTTAGTTATTCTAGATTACCACCAGCTGTTTAACGATAACAAGCGTTCAAATTCTGAAGTAGAAAGAAACAGAAACGTTTCTCGTGAATTTAAAATGCTTGCTGTATCTAATAACATTCCTATCATTGATATTACTGCTGCAACAGCAGACGATATATCTGATCAGGAAAATCCGCCAATGATGTCTCAGGTTGCTTGGTCTAAAGCAATTGAGTACGATGCCGATATGGCTCTTGCGGTACACAGGTACCCACAGACTAATATGATTGAGATTGTGTCTAGGAAGAATAGACACGGTCATGACTTTAATTTCTATTTGGACTGGGATATTAACCGTGGTATCGTCAAAGAAATTTACGAGAACCCATTCCAAAATGACGCACAAAAGAATTAAGAGATTTCAAATTGATGTAGAGTTTCATGACAATATTCAGCTTATAAGCCTTAAGCCGCAATATGAAAATTTATTAACTCACGATATGAGATCAAAAGGATATGCGAGAGTGCTTGACATAGACACAGCATTTTCGGTAGAATTTACAGGCGAAACATGGAAGTTCTTAATGACACTCCATGGTGTATACGTAGGAAAGAAGCAGGCATGGCTATCAGAGGGTATAACGCAAGGAAAATTGATTCCACGCAATATGCGCCCAACCATATCAAGTCAGTAGTAAAAGCTCTTGGCTTAGACGTAGTTGCGGAACCAGGTAATGAGGTTATGTTTTACTGCCCATTTCATTCTAATAGACACACAGCTTCATGCTGCATAAACAAATCTTCAGGGGCCTGGCTATGCTTTAACCCTTCATGTGGAGAGTCTGGAACATTAACAGAGTTAGTTAGAAGAGTTTTACATAAAAATGATTTTGAGGCAATTAGATTTATTGCTGCACAGGAGCAAGAAGCATTAAATAATTTTGATGAAGTTATGGCTAGCATGTTTGAAGACAAGCCAGACTTCGAAGAGTTCTCACAAGAGACTTTAGATAAATTATATGCAGATCTATCTATAAGCAAAGAGGCCCAAGACTATTTGCTATCCCGTGGGATTAATAAGTCGTCAATTGATTATTTTAAATTAGGGTATTCCTCTAATATGAATATGGTTATCACTCCAGTGCATAGTCCAGACGGAACACCTATAGGTTTAGTAGGAAGATCAATTGAGGGCAAGTCATTTAAAAATAGCACTAACTTGCCTAAGAGCAAAACTTTATTTAACGTTCATCGTGCCAAGAAGATTGGCGAACATGTTATTGTAGTTGAGTCTAACTTTGATGCAATTAGAATACATCAGGCGGGATTCCCAAACGTAGTAGCAGTCCTAGGTGGAATATTATCTACAGAGCAGCATAAACTTTTAAATAGATACTTTAATAAAATAATTGTAATGACAGACTCAGATTTGGCTGGCAGAGAGCTAGGCTTGAGCATAGCCAATAGATTAAAGAACAAAGACCTCTTGTGGGCTTCCCATGAATATGGTAAGATATATCCACATGATGCAAAAGATGCTGGCGACATGACTGATGAAGAAATTAAAATCTGTATTAAAAATGCAGTATCAGACATAGAGTACAGGTCTTGGACCCCATAATAAAACAAACTAAAGATGGATATATACCATCAACTATATGAAACGAGGAAGCATGGGAATAGTAAAAGGGTTAAAAGACCTTAACAAAGTGATGGACAAGCCGCAGTCTTCAGGTGGAGACGGTACAAAGGCTCGTTGGGTTAAGTTAGAGGATGCAGAAAGCGTTAAAGTTCGTTTTCTTCAAGAACTTGATCCAGACTCACCTACCTACAATGAAAAGCTGGGCCTTGGATTTATTGCAGTAGAACACACAAATCCAAAAGACTATCGTCGCAAGGCTCTATGCACAATGGATGACCAAGGTAAGTGCTACGGTTGCGAACAACACCGCAAGGACTACAAGGCAGGATGGAAGGGCCGTTCACGACTCTACATTAATGTTCTTGTAGATGACGGCAAGGAAGATCCTTATGTAGGAATCTTGTCTCAGGGTTCAAGTGGAAAGACAATTACACCAACACTTATCGAGTACGCTGGAGAAATGGGAAGCATTACTAACCTAATGTGGCGCATTAAGCGTACTGGTACAAAGACAGATACAAGTTACACAATTATCCCACTTGCAAAAGATGAAACACCATTTGATGGTTCATCACTTGAGCTTTATAAGCTTGAGGATACAGCAGTGCGTGACATGCCATACACAGAGCAAGAAGCATTTTTTGCTGGTGAAGCAAATGGCGAAGAGTCTACTTCTTCAAGTAGCGTAGACTGGTAATAGGTTAAGAGGCGGAGAGTTAAATGAAATTTACACA